TAAACTGTATAGGTATTTTTTGCTTATCGACATCATCAATGATATGCTCCCACTGTTTAATAAATTCCGGGGACATGATCTACAATTATACCGTTACTTTTGCTCTTGTCTTTCTCGCCTTAGGGGCTTCAGTCTTTACAGTTTTTGATTTTGCTGATTCTTTGACTGCTTTTACTGGATCTAGTGCAGCCGCTTCTTTCATTAAACGTGCTGATTCGGCCATCAAGCCCTTTGCTTCACGATCCATGCGTTCAGCCTGTTGACGCAAATTACTTGCAAGTCCAGTATCATCTAGTGCCGCATTGAGAGCCGCATCTGAACCAGCAGGAGCAGGTCGTTGATCACCGCGCAAACGTCTGGCTACATCTACTGGGTCTTGTAAACCCATGCTAGCATCCATCTCAGCCAACTTCTTGACAGCCTGTTCGCCTTGCTTCATCTCATCAAGTATCTTGTTGAGTTCATCTAACTTGATTTGTGTGCCCGGCTGCGGGGTCATGACAACAAGTTCAGTACGGATCTTCTTTAACATACCTTCAGCATGTAACTTTTGAAGAATGATCGTGCCATCTTTAGCATGAGTGCGATTCAATGCTAATGCTAGGTCTTCGCTATTCTGACCGATGTCGCTTTCGATGCAAGCCATTAATGGATCATGAATATTCTGACCAAGTACCTCTGTGTAAACTACCAATGCCATGTGTGGCTCGCCGGGTACTTCGCGGAATACTACCGCTACTTTACGATCACCATGTTTTCCAATATGTCTTAAAAATGCCATATGTGTTCTCCTCGTTTGTTGAAGTATTTAACTAGTCGCATGAGATATAAATTATTTTAAGACCACGTTAACTCATATAGAGTCGCTTCTGCCGGGTCTTCAAAATAAGGTATGTTCTCCATAGACGATGGGAGTCTACTTGAAGGAATATTAATCTGCGAACGCCATGTCTTCCAATAGCCCTCTTGTATATAAAATCTACCATGCAGTCTTTCTAATATCCAAATTTTAGATTCATGTGATAGAGGAGTATTAGCCATAACAAAGTGTTTTGGGCAATAATTCAGTTCCCTATCAGAAAGCCATGTTTCAATATTGAGTGTCAGGTTCATCTTTGGTCAACTCCACTAACATCTTATATTGATTATATGCATTCACTACTGCAGGTGTGTCGTTAGGCGAAGGTGCGATCTCTAGCCACAAATTATACCTACTTAATTCTGGATGCACAAATCCAACCTCATCATTAATTATGCGCGGTTGATGAATTTTACCTGATAGATATAATCTCCATGCAAGGTCTTTAACCTCTTCTAAAGGAAAATCACGTAGTTTGCTATAATTATTTGGATTAGTAGCAAACATATTACCGTTACCACAGTATTGTTCTACCACACGCATTATACCCTCAATATCCTTAGCGGCAGTGCGGCTGATGATGCACAAAACATCATCCTCGGACACTTCGCCTGCGAGTATAGATTGTAGGCATCCACCAAGACTAGTACCTATAAACATCATACGATCATCTTCTTTTCTTGTTTCACATAATCGCTATAAATCTTATTACCGTTTTCACGAATCCAGTCAACCATAGGTTGGGGATCGTCGGCAAACATCTTACGAACATCACGCATACTCATGGTAGTGTTGAAACTATAAATCTCATAACTACGCTGGCTATTATATCTAGCCCGCATGATCAACATTTGCAGTGGGATAGGATTAGGCTTCTGACCTGCAACAGATTCGCCCTTTAGTGTCTTCCAGACCTTATCCTTCTCATAGTTTTCTACCTCGTTCATAGCATCATCAATGCTAAAGATAGATTCAAGACCTAACATGTCCCATACAACAAGGAAACTATTTCCTTTCTTTTTTCTTGAGGGCATACACTATCTCCAATTTCTCTAATGCGTCATTGATAGTTGGGTCACTATCAGCCATGAAAACGGCTTCTTTAAGATTAGCCCAACGCCTAGTTAATTCTGTTTCTCGTTTTGCTACAGGATCTTCGTACATCAAAGTTCGGTTTACATCGCCACCGCGACGGCTGTAAACCGTTTTACCACCATCAGGGCTTTCGTAGATAGTTATCTCTTCAATGCTTTTTATGATCATCGTAGAGAGCAAATGTCCCGAACGGGGGATTCGGATTGGGATCACCATGAATGATCCAAGTAGTATCACAATAGTTCTCATCACCCCAACTGCCGAAGGGGTAGCCATCTGTGAAAACGATCAATCGATTGGGAACTCGACCCTCTTTCTTCAAAAAGTTGAAGATAGAATCAAAGTCGGTACCACCACCACCTACCAATTCATACTGATCAACACTTTCGAGATTCTCGCTAGTGAAAGTCTGCGGATTGTAAACTTCAGTATCGAAACATGCGACATTGATACGATAGCCATCAAATGCGCTCATCATGCCTGCTACTTCGCTTAAGAATGCACGACCCTGTGCATCACTAATCGAACCTGACAAGTCAATGAAAACATCAACGTCAATTTCTTCACCGGGAGTCATAGCGGGCATGATAGCATCCATGTGCCAGCCCCTACGCGATGGGCGCATGAAACTAAAGTCAGTCTTGATTGCGCTAGTCAGATTAGTCTGAATCAGTTCGCGCCAGGGCATGACAGGGCTAGTTACATCTTTGATAAGACGTTCGACACCCTTGGGCAAACTACCTGCTTCAGCACTAGATGCCGCATTCAAAATAGCCTGCTTGATTTCCTGCTTGAGTTGCTCACGCTCCTCAGCAGTCATCTTAGGACGCTTACCTTTACCCTTGGTTTCTTTGTCCCCATCACCATCACCATCTTCACCCTCGCCATCACCATCACCATCAAGGTGATCGTCAAGCAATTGATTGACCAAATCATCCATGCTGATCTTCTCAACATTCTGCATGAGGTCATCATAGATTTCTTCGCTAGACTTGCCGTCGTACTTTGTCTCATACAAGCAAGGTACCGTAGTGATGAATTGACCCACTTTATGACGCTTGAGATCGGCGTTCACGGCATAGTCATTTGCAATATTGAACAACTGGGGATCACGTTCACCTCGACGGCCCATGTGATCATAGACAACGTGTAACACCTCATGCGCAACAAGGAATTCAACTTCCTTGGGCTTGAGTAGCATAACGAAACGTGAATTGTAGTAAAACTTACGTCCATCAGTAGCGGCAGTAGCACACCAGTCATCAGCATTGATCAATTGCAAACGTGTTGCAAGATTGCCGAAAAAACTATGACGCAAGAGTAGACCGATACGTGCAGTCACCAGACGTTCGCGGGCCTGCGCGTCTACGTTCTTGTCGGTGGGACCGATAAGATTGTCGAATTTCTTGTTTCGCTTAGACTTTTTTGCACCTTTAGTGCCGGGAAGAACATCGCTCATACGTACACTCCTATCATTCATATGTATCTATTATACGAAAAATTGCTGGAAAAGTCAAGACTTTTATGGCGTCGTAAGTTGTTGATTTATTTAGGCTTTTTAAATACGGGAATACTGTTCATTTTATGCAGATTCCTAGCACGTATTTTGCGATATTTGGCTAAGTCTCTTTTAAGTTTTGAGCAAGTGACTTCTTCTCCGGACTCATCTAGGTGCATAGCCATTTCTAATTCATCATAACTCATACCAAGTTGGTCCTCGTCATTGCGACCGTCATCCCATAATCCATCCGTGGGGGGTGCATTGATGATCTCTTGTGCGATACCCAATTCACGACCTAACTCCCATACTTCAGATTTCATTAGATCGCCGATTGGGCTGATATCAACACCACCATCACCATATTTGGTAAAGAAACCTACACCAAAATCTTCTACTTTGTTACCAGTACCAACAACGATACCATCCATGTGTTGTGCTACCTGGTATAGTGTCAACATGCGCATTCTACTACGTGAGTTAGCAAAAGCCAAATCACTATTGAAGCCCAATGTAGTCATTCGTTTTTCAAATACCGCAAACTGTTTGGTTAGGTCTACGTTGACATGAACCACATTACTAAAATAATTTTCTACCAACCATTCTGCATGTTTGATACTCAGTTCGTGGGTACGTTTACTTTGTTTGATGGGCATAGTCAATACATACGTGAGAATGTCTGTATTTGCACACAATGTACTAACCACTGCACTATCGATGCCGCCGGACACTCCGACGACCAGTGTCTTGATCTTGTTACGCTTGGCGTAATCTTTAATCCATTTAGTTATTTGTTTATGTAGCATAAAAGGTACCTACCCGGCAGACACTAAGGACTCTCACAATACTTAGCATCCACCGGGTAGGATTTAATTTTAGTTATTAGTATCCACGATGTACTTGCCGTACTTCTGATGGAACTCGTTGAAGTTCTTCAACTGACTGGGTTCGATCGGCAACTTGAAAGTCTTAAGTGCGATCTTAGCACCCATAACAACCAACTCAGTCTCAAAGTTAGCCATCATGTACGTGAAGAAGTTGCTAGCCATCTCGTGGAACTTCTTGCTATCAACCTTGTTCTCAACAGCATCACGCAATTCGTAGCACATACTAGTAGTCAACGAATACATCGCCGAGATTTCTTTGACAGCGAGGTCCTTGACCTTGCCATTAAGAATGTCAGTCGGGTTGGGCAGTTTGCCTGCGATCTTGCGGTGAGCCATAAACTTGACTGCAAGACCCTCACCTACAGCACCTGCGATCAAATTGAAGAGAGTATCGTTATCCATATCCTCTTCATCATCAAGCAATTCGCTAACGAATGTCCAACTACGGGGAGTAGCGAAAGCGCGGCTAGCACTCTTGCTATCAAAGTCATAGAGATCCTGCTTTGCGAAACTCAAGTAGCCAACGACATCCTCATGAATGCCCTTGACGACAGCCCAGTTTTGCCATGAGACAAAATCAGCCCGAATTTCAAGGTGAATGAAACGATTAGCGAGGGGCATCGGCATGCGATACGTCACGCCCTTATCACTTTCGCGATTGCCTGCGGCAACGATAACAACGTTATCGGGCAATTTGTACTTGCCTACAGCACGATTAAGTGTCAACTGATAACCTGCAGCCTGTACAGCGGGTGCCGCACTATTCATCTCATCAAGGAACAACACGATGATGGGATACTTGCTAGCAAGTTCCTCGTCAGGCAATTCGACCGGGGGAGCCCAGTCCATACGATTGATATCTTTGTTGTAGTAAGGGATACCACGCAAGTCAGTGGGTTCCATTTGCGCCATACGCAAATCGATCATATGTCCACCGAGTTCTTTAGTGATATCTGCAATCACTTCAGACTTGCCGATACCGGGAGGACCCCAGAGAAAGATCGGACGCTTAGTCTTGAATGCTTTGAGTACTGCCTTGCGGGCTTGTACTGTAGTGATAGTAAGATTGTCTGAGATAGCCATGTGAGAGTCTCCTATAAAAAAATGATATGTATGAAGTATAGTACCTTCAAACGCAAATGTCAAGCCTTGTAGTAGTCATAACTACGAATTTTACTTTGCCGATTTGTGTGGCTTTCGTTAAACTTGATTTCGTAACCCTTTTGTTTGAGGGCAGTGATCAGTACAGAAAGGTCACAGTCTTCCTCGAGGAAAGCATTGTTACCATTTTGATAACTGTAAGTAGAAATCTTATCGGCGATGCCAAGTTTGGCAAGTCTTGCTTTTGGGAAACGTGCCCAGGCATGACCCGGATCTGCGAAAACTTTGATACTGATCGTCTTAGCCATTTGTTACTCCGTCAATGATATGTATATTATGAACCCAACTTGACCAAATGTCAAGCCTTACATCGACCAGTAGGATTCGCTAGAAGGCGAACAGAAATATGGGCGGTCATAGCGTTCTTGGAACATTTTGCCGGTCATGAGATTTTTGCTGGTCACATAAGTCTCAAACACTTCTACAATGAAGCCCAACTTACGCTTACCTTCTACTACTGCATTGATGTAGTCCTTAGTGCTAGGGGCAAAATCTTGCTTAACGACAAGACGCTTACCTTCTTTAGTACGCTTGTCAGTCTTGTAGATTTCGAGGGTGTATTCAACTAGTGCAGACATTTCAGTTCCTTTTCTCAACTCTATGTACTAATTATATGCCCGATAGTACCCAAAGTCAAGCCTTTTTATGTTGTATTTTTGCAACATTTTAAGGCTACGTAAGTTGTTGATTTATATAGGGTTTTTACTCTGACAGTTTCGCTATCAGGATCATCTTTTCGAGATAATCAATGGCATTAGCCAAATTTTCTCTAGGCTCGTCCACATAATTAGGTCTGTGGGTTTGGCGTGCTTTTACTTCTGCACTGCCTAAGACGGAAATAAGACCTTCAACATTCTTTAGGAATTTATGAAGGTCTTTATTATAATTGATAGTACGCAATTGTCGATGTAACTCATCGACAACTTTGGTGGCTTCTAGCGCAGTTTCAAACCTGCGTTGCATATCACTTGAGTCCCATCTCCTGTCGGATCTTTGTTGCGGAGATACTGTGAGTTGCATCATCAAACACCTCTTGCTCAATCTTATAACCTACATCACGCCCATACGTGATGTTCACAATATTGGGCACTACTTGTATAGTATACATGCCTTGATAGAGAGGGTCAAGATCACGGCGTATGCGATCAGTAACTTGCTCAATCGCAAATGGATTACTGCCCTGCCAACCCTGACAGTCACGTATCATGATACACACCTGACCCGTTTTTGCCAACGCACGTTCAAATAAAGCACGATGACCCTTGTGCCATGGTTGCCAGCGACCTAGCATCTGTACTGTTTCTTTCTGCCAATCAAACACAGGTCTACGCTCATTGTTTAGTATCTTCTGCCCTATGTATGAAGCCCAGTAATCTGCATTCTGCTCGTTGATACGGAAGTCATAGACGGTGGGTGGCACAAACGCTTTGTTAGTATCTTCAAACCTACCCTCGTCAATAGTATCTACCCATACAACCCAATCTGCTTTATAATTATTACGCATCTCTGGCAATGGTGCTACGAAATCACAGATGACATAATCACCTGCTGAAGCCAATGCAAAGTCTAGCATACGAATACTTTGACGTATGCGACCCTCTTTACTGAAATCCCAATCGTTGAAACGCTTGCGAACATCATCAGCATTGAACCAATCAACTGTTGCTGACCAATTTTGTGGTGCCATCTCATACTGTGACATACGTTCGAACGACATATGTTGTATGGTGCTATAATCTTCTAGATATTTTTTAAGTCTTTCTGCTAGATATGTCTTCCCCGATCCGGGAAGGCCCATGATTAGTATTCTTTTTGCGGTCATATTTTCCCCTTGTTAAAATTTACCGTTTGTATTTAACTGGGGTGGGATACCCGCACGACTTATTTTGCTATTGAATGCACTAGCATTCTTTTTGATACTATCGGGCTTGACATCCACTGTCAATGCCGTCTTGAAACGTGGATCATTTTTCTGTTTTTCGCTAGGGATATATCCTGATGCTTCATTGACAGGTTTTTTCAATATCTCAATGACTTTATCTGCGGCGGCTTTTATTGCTTTATCATATCCCATCTCTTTTGCTTCTTCTCTGGATTTACCCAAGAATTGTTTAAGCATAGTTTTAGCAACATCCAACATTACTTTTTTCTGATCGGGATGATTGTATATTCGTTGTAATTGACTTTCACGCTGATAATAACTAGAGTAACCAATAGCATCGGCCAAACTTTGTAAGTCGTATCTCCTACTTTGTAGTGTTGGGTTACGATTATCAAACATCTTATGTTGTTTAATAATTCTAGGATCTAATACAACACCTTGTGTTGGTTCATTGTAAGCAATCCATCCAGCACCCGGATCGTATACGCTAGTAAAGCCTAACTCTCTTAATATTTTATTCCAACGAATTACATTAGTTTCATCACTTTTGCCTAGTCTACTCAAGCAATCATAAATGAACCAATATGGCGTACCATCATATTCTGGATCGTCAATTGCTTGTTGTATTACTTCTTCAGGACAATATTGAAGCAATGCTTTTTTTAATTTAGCAGGATCAACTTTTGTTTCTTTTGTCATTTCATTTGAACGGTCATATTGAAACAATTGTATATAAGGGAAGTTATCTCCCCATGGAAGTGATTCGTCACGGTCGGCCATTTGCATAAAGTATCGTAATGGATAAAAGTAAATGCCTTTAGGTGTGTCTTCGCTAACAGCCGCACGTGGATTAACGCCTAACTTAGGCTCCGCAGTCATACTAACAGCCCAATTGTCTATGTCATTAATATTATCTTCGGCGTAATTAATAAGGTCATATTTTCCAGACCCACTTCTCATATTTTGATTTGGGTTTCTACGTGCTTCGTCAACTTCTTTGTTAATTTTATTTAATTCATAGATAACTTTGTCACCTGTGTCTGCTCTAAACGCTTTAAAGCCCCAGGCTCTAGCATAACGCTGAACTAAACTGTCATATAATCTTGCGCGGCTTTGTGATTTTTGTCCATCTTCAACTTCTTTGCTGGCTGAAAAGAATACTCTTTTTGGTTTGTATTTTTTAATAAATGTTTGAATAGCACTTAGTACAGTGGCAAACACACGCTGTTGATCACCTTCGCCTGTGACTTCTTGGCTGTTGTTTCTAAAGAACTCAACACTCCATGCCTCTTCTTTAGTACCTTGGCTAAATCCCTTGTTAAACATGATACTTAGATAATTACCATCATCTAATTTTGTGTATGCGTCAACATCACCGTGATCACCTTTTGACCATCTAAGTTTGTAAGGTTTATCAAATGTTTCATTGACATTGTATGTAGGATCAACTTTCTGACCCTTCATAGGTTCATGACCTTTAGGATCAATGTCAGTTACATCTAATCCTGTTTTCTTTAATGCTTGAATATATTGATGTTCTAAATCTTCGTCACCGAAACTTAATATAGTGCTTGGTGGTCCTTTACCGAAGTCATGTTTACCTAGACCCTTCATATTACTGATATGCTGTCCTAGTTTATACCAGTCATAGACATCACTGACATCTACACGTATTGTACCTTGAGGCATAGTAGGCGGAAATTCTGGGCCTGGTGGAGGGCCGTTTGGATCATAATCTTCGCCCATCTCGTTGGCTAAACTTAATTCTCTACTGTGCAACTCTTGTTTCAAATCCCACAGTGCTTTAAATAATCCTTGCTTGCGTACAGCCTTAAATGCTAGATTTTCAGGACCAAACTCACCTGTTTGATCTAATCCTGATTTGCGATATCTCTTAATGATATCTAATACACGCTCTACATCTTTTAGGTTTTTAGTCTTTAATGCTAGTTCTATCAACTCACCTAGTTTCTCATACTTCGCTCTGGTTCTGTCTTGATCAAAGTTGGCTTTACGTTTGACAGGAACTCTAGTCCATGCTTTCTTTAATAGGCTATATTCTCCTAGACTATGGTGTGGTTGTTCACTATCCTGAACGTATAATTCTACGGGTATACCACGTATTTTTAAATCATGTGAATTATTGTATTCATTCTTTTTCGCATTAAACAACTCACGATAAACCTCATCATTAGATAGTTTATCCATGTCTACAAGAATATGCAAGTCTATGTCGCTATGCGGAGTGTATGAGTAGGCCGCGTTACTACCGCTTATAGTAATATCCTCTACCTTGAGTTTTCCTATACCTAGTTCGGACATGAAGTCTTCAGCCATAGTCATGAGTTTGGCATAGACTGCAGGATCTAAATCATCCCCGATCCAAAGTTTGGGGTTGAGTTCGTTGTGGAATTTCACCGCATCAGCAAGTCTAAATGATTCAAGTTCTTTTATGTCCATAAATGTATTTAGTTAAAAAGAAAGGCCCCTTAAGGCCTTTCCCGACTGTTGGTTACAAGGTTGTCAACCCCGGCTTAGCCTCAAGCGGCTAGAGCATATACGCTATCGTTTGCGTTTACTTTGTTTTGCTAGAATTACGTTCTTCGCCTATCGGATCGTCCACTCTGTTACTCTTTGCCCTGTCGAATCTAGTCAGGCCCATCATAAACATACTATCTCTACTTAAAGTTTATCAGCAAGCCGACACACAGTATGTTTATGGTGGACCTGGCGGGATTCGCACCCGCGTCCAGAACACTTTTTACTTCGCTTCATACGATCATAAAAATTTACTCTTTACAAGTACGTTCTCTATAAATCTTTCCGTCTTCAGTCATCACTTCTTTCCAATCTGTACAAACTTTAACAGTTTGAATCTGTTGAATGATCACTTTTTCTTCTTTTTCTTTGTCTCTGGCGTTAGCATCAGCAATGACTGCACCTAGAATCACTCCACCCACTAGTGGTGCTACCCAATTATCATGGTGACGATGTACGATGACAGGGTGATGTCTGTGATGATTCCAATGATGACGATTGTGCATATGGTGATGCACAACAACCGGGGCATGTCTAGTGAAACATGATGGATGTTTATGGTCAACACCTGAGCGGCAATCGATGCCACCTGCATTTGCGGCTACAGCAAAAAGACCTAGAAAAATTGCTAGAATTGCTTTCATATTGTTCTCCTATAGGACAAGCCTACTAAGTATTTATGATACTATCTGTTTCGGGCTTGATTGTAAAGATATTTTGGGTCAAAAATACTTGTTTTTAATGTCACGCAATCTGCGCTCGGTCTCTATCAACCACCAATCGATCTTTTCGCCCGTATCATCATAATGCTTGATGACCTGTCTAGCAAGTTCAGGCATTTGGTTTGGGTCGTATGCAAGTTCAATCGCTTTGTTTCTATTGTAAGTTATCTTGTCCTGCAATATAGAATTAAACTCTTTACATTTTTCTAGTGGTATTTCGCATATCTTTTTAACTTGTTCACAGATAGCATCATATCTTTGCTCTGTGTTTTCTATGTCATCAAAACTATAGTCAAACAATTCATCGTAAAGTTTAAAGCCTAGACTTTCGATTTTTCTATTGATACCTTTTCTACCTGCGACCAAGAAAGGTTTGCCTACGATCAAAGGTACCATAGACTTTTCTGTGATGAATAATGTTTTTAGTGTAGACTCGGGGACTAACTGAAAGAAAGATTCATAATACTCTTTTGGCATCCAGCCTTGGTCTTTGCTTTCTGCGAACTGATTGTCTAATACTTTCTTAGCACCATTATAATACTTGAAAGGGTATGGAGGATTACCTGTATACTCTGCATGCCAGGAGTATGCGCTATATTTTAATAGATCATGTTTGGCTACAGTATCAAGCAATAACGATCTCCATATATGGCTCTTACCATTTAGATATACAAAATGATATTTGTATTCTAGATCATCAAGGTTCTTGATCAAAATCTTATCGATAGAATCAATATTCCTTCTACCATTGTTATACCAGTGTAATAATTGTTCTAGTGTCTCGCGGCAAAAATTAGAAGGCCACGATATGATCTCTACATGCTCAGGAGTGTTCTCGTAGTCATGATCCACTCCCATGATAGCATAGACCTTGAGGTTTCTCTCACGGGTGATATCAATGATCTCTTTATATCTAGGAATATTATAATGTTCGAATTCTGTATGGCAGAATAATATCACACCATCGTAATCTTCGTGCTTTAGTTTTTCTATATACTCATCGTACATCTTGTCGTCCATGAAGCCCGACTCAGGGTTAGGGCAAGGACACAAGTTCCACATATTGACGCGCCAATACTTCATGATCAGTATATCAATCCGTATGCGATGCACCAGACTTCTAGTGCTAATTTATATAAAAGATGGCTGAGAATATATGCACCCAATGCCAACATACCTATTTTTAATGTCAGTTCTGTTTTATCCATACTGTTATTTACTCATATCGAATAGCATGTCAAAAGGTTTAGCATCTAGATATTGATTATTGTTTTTTCGAAATACCCATATAGGTTCTATGAAAATGCTATTTTTATCTGCTTCTACGATAGCGTGAGGTCTTGCTTGCATACGCATACCAATCTTTCCTAGATAATGTGCGTTTGGATATGACAGTATATCGTCTACCATATCATCACATAGATTCAATCTAGTACCATTGTTGATTCTAGGTTCTATGATGTTTATCATCATAAATGCATCATCTAACAATGTATCCCAAACTAATCTATTCACTTTGAAAAAGAAATCATGCTTCCAACTATCGAACGTAGGATAACGGCTCCAACTCTGTGTTGCACTGTTATTACTGGCATAACGCTCAGTCTCAAAATAAGGAGGACTCGTAAAATAAAAGTCAAACGTGTTCGCATATAGTTTCCAGTTAACATCTTCGCTAGGAAGATTGTATATGATGACCTGCTTAGTGCCTGTGCATATAAAGTGATCACCATTATCACATAACACAGGATTACTACATCCCAATAGTTTTTCATATTCGGCACATTGATCTTTATATGCGTTATACACCTCAGGATTAGGATCACACCCTACATATAATTCTGTAGATTTCGTAGCATAAAAACCTGCTAGTCTATCACCCCAACCACAACTTGTGTCTAATACTTTATGTGCATTATGCTTTTCGTATAACGCTTTAGCGACATTGGGTTTGAATTGTGTGGCAGTATATGTACCTATGCGAAAGCCACTGCGAAACGTGCTATCGTTGATATCACTTTTGCCTAAGGCGCCTAGTCGCCAGAAATGCCAATTCATCTTACTGAGTTTATCTTTGTTCGTCCATATGTCATATGGACTGTCAACAAGATTGCTACCACACTTCATACGATTCAATTGTTGGAAGTAATTGCTCACGGCATTATATGCGTGACTCTTATCGATCACACCCAGCGGGTTATCGCTATACTTGTATTTGTAATCAACTTTCTCTAACACAATGTCAAAATCTTTATATTCACCCAACATTGATGTATTCACAAATCTGAGAAATAGATCCATGAACTCGTCATAACTGATTTCCTTTGCAGGAAAAGGAATATTATTAGCCGTCACATACTCTGCCAAACTATCCTTGATATCTTTTTGTTCAGATTGCTGTATGAAACTCAGCCAATCACTGTTAGTGATATTGGGTATTCCCCTGGCATCACTATGATTTTGGAAATAATTTACGATTGCTGGAACTATCATGTAGATAGTATACTATAGATATTCGTATTTGTCAAGAAATTCTGGTTTATCTCTAGCACCTGCAGATGCCTTGATCCTACTTATAGCCATCGCTGTGCGACAAACCTTACACCAGAAGGTAGGGCGGCTGTGATTATTTATACTTTTCTAATGGAATCTCGCTGAGACCATGTTCACGATCAAGATACTTCATCTCGACTTTAACTGGATCCCAGACTTTCAATGCTTCTACTACATGATACGGATCCAACTGTCCGCATGTGTATACATCAAGTTGCATCAATGCAGGATCAGTCTCATCCCAAACATGCATTGCTAGATGGCTAGTCTCAATGATTGCCACGCAAGTGATGCCGCGATTGCCCTTGACATCAAGATACTTAGCATATGGTCCCATCATTATCTTCATATCAATCTTTTCTATCAGATTCGTCATCCAAGTTTTTGCTTCTGCTTCAGTTAGGGGCGGTTTTTTAATTTCTGCTCGTATGATCAGATGCTTGTGAAACACTGCCATGATAATGACCTCGTATTATTTGTATTTGCTTCTGTAGTAGTCTTTGAGCCAGGCCCATTCGTAAGATTTCTTCAACTCTTCAATGTCTCCCATCACATTGTCATAATACTCTACAGCATCCTTCGCCCCTTGTAAACAACTTTCGGCGAACTCTCCTTCTGCTACCGTCAACCAAGTATTTAATCGTTGTTCAGCAACATCAGTATAGTCAGACTGTAACTTGATTACTTCGCGGAAAGCAGTACGCCAAGTGCTATATGGATCAGTATTGAAAGTAGCAGTTCCGCTTAGTATCTCTACAGTCTCATGCGGATCGTCTAGTGTGAAGTCTAATCCTTTACCTTCATTTGCTAATGTCAGTTTCTTGTTGTATGCGATCATTCCCTGGTGTCCGTACTCTAATCCATTGACAGGATTCTTTGCATGGAAGATATAATGCTTAGGTATCTGCAATCTGTCTGGTTGCCAACCCCAGTCAAACTTTGTGTTGACTTTAAGTTTAGCAAACACAGTGAAAGCCCACTGAGTCTCACTTGCTTCTAGTGCGGCATGATAACCTTGAACACGACCATCAACGCCGTCAACACGAACGATGCGATTACCTAAACCTTTAGTGACTGCTAGCAAGTGTTCGTAATTTTCGTCTGCGCACATTTCACCGTTGCTGAGAAATACGATATCAAGTGGCTTAGATTTACCTAACTTGCTAGCAGTCTTGATATATGGATAATCGTAAAGTTCTTTCTTCACGACATCCCTTGCTTCTTTAGGAACTATGATGCGGCTAGCACCGGTGCTAGTCACGAATATAGTTTTGCTTTCATCATCCCATAAACTGATCTGCTCTTCGTTCTTTGTTTCTACATCTTCAGTAGCAAATATCATATAGGGGAACGTGAAGTCAACGTCTAGTGCATTAACATGTGTATCTGAATCTACTTCAATCACAGGAGCAGGTAATCTCTTCGCTTTGACTTGAGGGATGTATGCAACCTTAGGATATAGTTGTAGTTTTTCTAAATTGTCTATAACTGTTCTGGTAGTATTGACATCTAACAAGAATGTATCACCGAACTTTTGACTATCGCTAGGGAATACGTGTAAGTTATCTCTTGCGAAAGGGTCAGTGATGAAACTAAAATGGAAGTTATCATACTCGCATATGCTTGAACATAACCAAACATAATGATCTTTTTTCTCGGGTAATGAATTGATTACTGACTTGATAGTGTTTAAGTAATTCTTATCATACTTGACTACAGATATATTCTTACCGCATGATTTTTTAGTGAGTTTTTCTTTAACTTCATCAAGATCCGAATTGCCGTGATCGATTAATATAATATCATATAGATTATTAGTCGCTAATGCTTTACGATCCTTAACGAAATTCAAGTTGCTTAGATGTTCAATGATCTTGATGTACTTGGTATCTTCGGCAAAAGTGTTCTTGTTGACCATGTATGTGTTGCCCCAGTGACTCCACTGAGTACCGAACACATGAACCATCTTTATCTGCCATTCGTTTGGATAATAGTTGAAGTTGAAGTCACTATAATCATATTCGCTATTCAATATCCAACATAGGTCTGTGTTGGATCTGTTTATGCAACGATTTATAGTATCTACCCAACTATTCAAGAAACGTGTCTTTTGTATGTTAGGATACTTAGCACGTAATGCTTCAAATCTTTCTTTGACTTCAGTATTACCCCTGTCTACAAAAAACATATCGCTCGGTTTGAACAACGTAGCAAGATATTCTTCATCTAACTTCTTGCCCTGTTCGACAAAGTTTAAATCTTTATGACCTTGCATATACATAGGTCCCGAGACAAAGTATGTCTGTGTAGATTCAGAGTCGGGGCTACCAAACACATGCACATAGCGCGCCTGTTCAATGTTTGGTCGCCAACTAAAATCGAACTTAGTATAATCGATGTTGTCACGTATCGCCCAGAAAATCTCATCAGGATGTTCTTTCACTAAGTCTTCAAGTACTGAGTATATGACATACTTAGGAATCTCTTTCTCTTCTACGATCTCTTCAAGATAATCGTAACGTCTATACACGCGAGGCAATCTCACTATCTCGCTGTTGTTATTTACAGTCTCGTATCTAGGACCGTCGTTATCATTGACTAATGTACCGAACTGATAGATATAAGGAGGTGCTTCTGGATGCGGTACCCAACTAAAGTCAAAGTCTTCTACGTTGACATCATCTGGTATGACCCAGTTCTTTCTAGTGGCTTTAGTCTCTGCTTTGATATTTTCGATATATTTAAAATCTACATCAGTATCTACTGTGTATCTAGGACCGCCACGATTATTCCATATAGTAGCAAATTCATAAACATATGGAGGACTCTTTGGATCTGGTCTCCAAGTGAAATCAAAACTGCTCAAATTAATATTATCTGGTATAGCCCATTTGGACATATCAGGTAATACGTGCGCTATCATCTCATGCACATACTTGATTTCTGTAGCATCACCTACTTTATATTGTATTGTAGGTTCGACTTCTGCTTTATGCCATTGGTTGCCGAACACATAGATATAAGGTGGATCACCTGGATCCGGATGCCAACCAAAATCAAACTTAGTCTCATCTATAGGAATCAATATGTTCCAACGATCTGTCATAGGCGCTAATTCTGCGACCATATTATCCATGTACTTGTGTTCTGTAGCACCCTGAATCCTATATTCAAGTGTAGGCATCTTCTCAGCAGGATACTGATTATTACCGAACACATAGATATACGGAGGGTCTGTAGGGTTAGGTCTCCAACTAAAATCAAAACTATTTTGCTTGATATCATGCAGTATGTTCCAGCGACGGCTGTCGGGCAATACCTTCGCCTTGACTTCATGAATATGTTTTACTTCTGTTGCACCTGCTACTCTGTATTCTACAGTAGGTTCTAACTCAGGACCGTTCCACTGATTACCAAACTGATAAATGTACGGGGGATCGAATGGATGCGGTACCCAACTAAAATCAAAACTATCTTCATCGATAGGCAATAGCATATCAAAGTTAGTTTTGTCTGGTACTGTCTTACCTACTATCGTGCTGATATATTTGTATGTCTTAGCATTTGGCACAGTATACTTAGGACCGCCGCGATCATGCCACTGTGTTCCGAACTGATAGATATATGGTTCTTCTGTATCATCGGGGTGCCAACTAAAATCTACGCCAGAAGGATCGATGTTATTAGGCAACAGCCAGTTTTCTTTATTAGGCAAGCGTCTTGCTTTTTGCTCATTGACATACATCACCTTTGTATCAGCATTCGCATCAGGATGAACATAACGAGGGCCGCCCGTCTTCTGCCACTGAGTACCGAACTGATAAATCAAAGGAGGTGCCGATGAATCGGGATGCCAACTAAAATCAAATGCATCGATGTCGATGTTATCAGGAATCTCCCAATTAGACCCGTCGACTAATGCTCTCACTTTATTGTCTGGTACATACTTCACATCAGTAGCGCCAGGCATGACGTAACGAGGACCATTAGTCTTCTGCCACTGAGTACCGAACTGATAGATATAAGGTCTTTCAGTAGTATCAGGATGCCAACTATAATCAAATCCTGTAGCATCCACGTTCTCTGGAACTTTCCATCTAGGATCCTTAGGATTAGGTAAGAATCTAGCCTTAGAACCGGAAACATATTTGATCTCTGTCGCTTTTTCTACGTTATAAGACGGTCCGCCGGTCTTCTGCCATTGTGTACCGAAACGATAGATATACGGGGGATCGCCTGGATCAGGCTTCCAACTAAAGTCGAATTCGCTAATGTCAATATTCTTAGGTATAACCCAGTTACGTTTGTCTTGCGCTAATATTGCTTTAGGTTTTTCTAAGTAATTGCGTGTAGTAGCACCTTCTATGTGATACTCAACTGTAGGCATCACTTCACCTAGATGATGTTGATTACCGAACACGTAAACATATGGGGGCGCCGTATCGTCTGGATGCCAAGACCAATCAAATTCTTCTATCAAGTAATCGTTGATGACTATGAACTTAGATTTGTCTGCTAGTTTTCTAACTCTCTTCTCTAAGTATTTCGTACCGGTAGCGTTCTCCATCTCATAGCGAGGACCACCTGTCTTCTGATGTTGTGTACCAACTTGATAATTATAGGGCGGGTCTTTGGGATTAGGTACCCAACTATAATCGAAACCAGTATCGTCTATACCAGCCGGTATCAACCACCTATGTTTCATGGGTGCTAGTTTTGCTTTTATGTCGTTGACATATTTTGTGTGCGCCGCAAATTCAGCCCTGTATTCAACAGTAGGCATGATCTCTGCATCATAGAAATTGTTTCCGAAATGATAAATGTACGGAGGATCAGTATCATCAGGATGCCAACTATAATCAAAGTCTGATATAGATACATCTCCTAGTACTGTGAACTTATCCTTGTTAGGTAACTTCTTTACTTTTTGTTCAATATACTTGATCTCAGTAGCACCGGGAACGAAATATTTAGGACCGCCTGTCTTCTGATGTTGTGTGCCGGCAACATACATGTATGCAGGTTCTTTAGGATTAGGTACCCAACTATAATCAAAACCTGTATCATCTATACCATCAGGAACTATCCACTTAGATTTATCAGCCGCTAATTTTGCCTTGACGTTATTAATGTACTTTACGTGTTGCGCACCTTCTACTACATATTCAATAGTAGGCATGATCTCTGCATCATAAAGATGATTACCGAACTGATAAACGTAAGGAGGTGCTGTGTCATCTGGATGCCAACTATAATCAAAAGATTCTATCTTGGCATCGCCTATTGTTTTAAATTTGCTAGGGTCAGGTAGTTTGATTGCGATAGGCATTTCAACGTACTTGACTTCTGTAGCACCTTCTACGACATATCTAGGTCCACCAGTCTTCTGCCATTGTGTTCCGAATTGATAGATATAAGGCTTATCTTCGATTGACGGATGCCAACTGAAGTCAAACTTATCAGCATCTATGCCTTCAGGCACAGACCATTTATTCATATCAACTATAGCAAATGCTTTTTGATCGGTGACATATTTTATATCTTTGCCACCTTCTACTTTATAGACAGGACCGCCGTTCTCTGACCACTGAGTACCGAACACATATACCAACGGAGGTGCTGTGTCATCTGGATGCCAACTATAATCAAAACTCTTTGGGTCTATGTTTATAGGCACAGACCAATTGGTCATGTCGGGTAATCTCTTAACTTGCTGTGTGTCGATATACTTTATATCAACAGCGTCCGGCATCATATATCTAGGACCACCAGTCTTCTGCCATTGTGTTCCGAACTCATAGATGTATGGGGGATCATATGGATTAGGAACCCATGCATAATTGAATCCTGTGTCATCTACATTATGAGGTATCTTCCATCTATCTTTATTAGGTGCTAGGCTACCCCAACATTCGTTGACGTATTTTATTTCTGTACCGCCCGGCATACGATATTCCATGCTAGGCATGATTTCTGCTTTATGAAATTGATTGCCGAACACATAGATATAAGGAGGATCATTAGGATTAGGATACCATGTATAATCAAAATGTTCTAATTCTACATCCTTCACTGTATGCCAGTTAGGGTCTTGAGGTCTAGGTAATGCTCTTGCAGGCATTCCTTCTATGTATTTTACTTCTGTTGCGTTCTCGCACACATAACGCGGGCCGCCTACTTTGTGCCATTGAGTACCGAAGTCATAAATCAATGCAGGTTCTCTTGGATCCGGTCTCCAAGTAAAGTCGAAACTATTTTTGTCGATGTAATCAGGTATTTCCCAACGGTCCCAATCGGGCAATACATTGACTACACTCTTCATGTATTTGATATTTGTCGCACCGGATACATGGTATTCTAGTGCCGCACCCAATTCTACTGGATGATATTTATTTCCCCAACGGTATATATAGGGAGGGTCTGTGGGATCCGGATGCCAACCAAAATCAAACAAAGTTTCATCTACTTTGTCAATCAGTATCCAATTATCTGTCTTGATGTTCTTACGTTTTAATGTAGTGACATCATTACGATAGATTATGAGGCTACTAGTATTGCTAGAAACTAACCATGTGCCGCTATCTTTTTGATAGATGCTAGGCCAGACATTGATATGATCTGTAGCCCATACATCTTCATCGGGCAAAAAATCGAAATCAAAATCCCACTCAAAATTAGTGTAATCACAAAATTCATTAATTATCCAGAAATGTTCAGTAGTAGCCTGGCTACGGGCATCTTCTAGATTCTTAGCAAGTTTTTCTCTTGGATGTGCGTTTGGCTTACTACCAAAGTAAAATACGTCTCTCAGCATAATGCTACTTATGAGATTACTTTTAGGTTATATAATTTTTCAAAACGATCAGCATCACTACGATCATTGACCATAGGCTCACCGCGTATGTTTAATGACGTATTAAGTAGCATAGGACAGCCAGTAGCCGCATACCATTTCTCTAAGAGTTTTCTAATTCCTGAGCCATCTTTAGGCACAGTCTGTACACGACTAGTAAGGTCGTGATGACAGATAGCAGGATATAAGTCAGGATTCCTGCACTTAGCGATGACTTGCATATACCTACTGTCACTCCAGTTAGCAGGCATATCAAAGTAATCATGAACCAACTCCTCCAGAATGATCGGCGCAAATGGTCTGAACTTTTGTCTTCGTTTGATCTCATTAACTATGTCCTTTATCTCGGGTCCTCGAGGATCGGCCAATAAACTACGGTTGCCCAATGCGCGAGGCCCGAATTCTGCTCTTCCGCTGGCAACACCTACCATCTTATTCTCTTTTAGTTCTTTGACAACTTTATCTACAGGATATGGTCCTTTGATATCAGTACCTAAGAATGCATCGTTCCAATTTACTTTCTTGCCATATCCCAATGCCGCGGCCCCTAAACTATTACCTGCATCTCCTGGGTTAGGCATTATCCATATGTTCTCAAAATACTTTCCTAATAGTCTGTTAGCAAGACAGTTAAGAGCAACACCACCACCGTATACAAGATTTTTACTCTTGCCTATGCTCTTGGCTTTCTGCATGACTTTTTCAATCATTGCTTCACACAGAACCTGTGCGCTGGCTGCGATGTCCATGTCTTCTGCTTTATCTAAGAAATTATTTTCTGATAATCCTATATGTAGATTTTGTCTGAACTCTAACTCAAACATATCTTCTAAAAATGTGCTTGCCATGCGAGTAGCATGTCTCGGCTTGCCGTATGCAGCCATACCCATTAGGATATATTCTTCGTCCATAGGCTTCAAGCCTACTTTTTGTGTCATCGCACTATAGAACATGCCTATACTATTAGGATATTGTTTACCCCATAGTTTTTTGTATTTTGCATAGCCGTTATGATCATAATAAGCATGCCATATACTGATACAGTCAAGTTCACCTATAGCATCTATGACTACAACCGTTGCTTCATTGTAAGGGCTAGTTTGAAATCCTGCGGCTGCGTGTGTCTTATGATGTATGTGTGTCTTAACAGAGCGATCATTCATACGATCTAATAACTCTGGACCTACGATTTGTTTGACTGACAATGGTCCTATAGGTTGCCCTGCTCTAAACTGACGTATAGCCTTGAGCCAAGGTTTCTCGTAGTAATGTATCTCATAATTTTGACCTGCTACATATCTCAATGCTTCATCGATTATGTCTGCACATAGGTCAGGATCATGTTTTTTCTTACTATATCTTTCGCTGTGACCTGCGAATAATATATCGCCTGTATCGCTGACGACACTTAGTCCTGCGTCATGAAATCCGCAACTTAATCCTATATATGCCATATATCACTTATAGATGAAAGGGTCTCTTTTACGTAATTCTTTTAAACGCTTGCGATACTGATATTCTCGCTTGATCTTTTTCCACCAGTTAACTAACCATTTCATAATTTGCCCCTCTGAGTCTATTATTTAGCCGGTTTTCTTAAGAGGAAATTTGATTTCCTGCACTTCCGGCAACTTAGCGGCAGCCTGAGCCTTTGCTAACTTCCAACTTTCACCACCAGGTACGTCAATTTGATACTGTTCAGGATTAGACCAGTCGCCCTCACCTTCCCATACATGTTCAAAACTAAAGTCTAGTACTTGATTCATTATCTTTTCTTCTTGTATCAGCCACATGAATTCATCGTGATTTCTACCTTCTTCGCCCCACTTAGGCTTAGCAAACACTCTAGCACGTTTAGCAGTATTAATTTGATAACGGCTATAATCTTGAGCAAAGAAAGGACTTCTTCGTGCTAATGGATCATGAAGTCCTAAATTAGCAGGCGGTTGTTTATACTTTATCCAACTACGTGCCTTCCACTTTCCATCATCTGTTATCTCAAAAGTATGCTCTGCCCACATAGGACCAGCGTTTCTTCCGCCCCATTCTTTCATATCTAAGTCTTCATCGAATACCATGACACCTTTAAACCCACCACGGGCGCGCCATATCATTCTCCAGAATACGAACATCTCATTAAACATACTATCAGCGAAATTACTGATGTTAGGCTTTGCTATGTTATAATCGAATCTCTCGTATTCTATCTCGTTTAATCTTGTAGGATCGTTGTATTCAATCTTATAATGAAACTTAGGCAGATTAGGTCTGTTAGGTATGACTACATCTTTTTCAAAGACTACGTTTTGTAAGAACGCGGCGAACATCTTCATTCGCTTTACCACATGCATCTTAGATAATCTAAAATCTTTAGTGATCCATTGGTCTAGATATTGATGATCTAAAACATTGAATCTTTCTGGATTCTGACCTACGATACTTGTGGGGCCTAATCCAAATCCGAAACCTGCTGCGATGTTGACAAAACTTGTATTTCTATTACGCCACAAGAAAGTCATTGTATCAGCAAAGTCTTGATAATCTTCTGTAGGAAATCCTATCAACCAATTAGTGAAAGCCATGACTCCGGTCTTTTTACCGTCATGTAGATTCTGCTCCATCTCTTTGATAGTCACACCTTTGCTCATATCATCAAGCACTTTTTGACTGCCTGATTCGATACCATAATTGAGCATGATACAACCACTATCCGCAAGGTCTTGGAAGTAATCTAGATCCATACGACCATCGCAACGTGCATATCCAGTCCAGTGAATGTTCAAGCCTTTCGCTTTAACTCCTTTAGCGAATGCTCTTAATTCATTGATGTTGCCGTTAACTAATGAGTCGATAAACCAATATACATCAGTACCATAATTATAATACAAATGCTCGACTTCTGTTACTGCGTCAGTCGCTTGTCTTTGACGATAACGCCAGAAGTGTGTCTCTTCACAGAATGTACATTTTGCTGTACATCCGCGACTTAATTCACTACATACGCCGTTGGGGAAGCGATATTCATTCATATTGAAATCGCTGTAGTCCGGTAGCGGCAGATTGCTGATGTTGATTCGCTGTTCTTCAGGTTGTTTTCTTATCTGAGTTTGATCGTGAGTTACACCGTTCTCAATCTCTTCTAATATCTGTAATAATATCTGCTCACCCTCACCGTTACAAATATAATCATATAGGTTATCATTTTGAATGCTGAAGTCGCACATTCTCTGTACTTGATTATGAGTATTGCTTCCGCCAACTATGATTTTTACGTTAGGTAATCGTTTTCTAAATTCTCTAATCATCCAGTTAACTGGTTCTTCGTTACAGTAATAAACGCTGAAACCAATGACATCTGGTGGATTCTTACAAATGTGTTCTATGTGGTCTAAAAACAATTGTTCTAGGTGTGGATGTATGTCAGTATAATAGTTGGCTGCTAGCCACTTCCATTCTCTCGCTCCGTCCCATGGATCGAAATCAAGAACCTTAGTATTGACTTTGTTTCTTAGATAACGGAATGCTTTGATGTTTAAATCTAATGCATTAGTTTGATATCCCGATCCTTTAGCAACTGCTACAAGTCTAGCAAGGTTGAAAGGAGGAAATTCAGGTGCCCATTCAGGCAACAATATCATCATCAACTTAGTTTTGCGTGTAGCATAACTTATGTCAACGTTTGTTACATTCTTTTGAACAGATTGCTTGACATACGGGGCAATCGCTTGCATCATGTTTAGATGCTTTGCGTCTGCAATATCTGGATCTGGTTTATCGTTGGGCTTCCATTCTTTCTTAGCCAGAGCCATGAAGTCATTATACATATATGCGTTATCCTAAATCGTTAAAAAGATGATCCACCGGTGGACCGTCTCTGTGTTCTGTTAAATTCATAAGATATTTATAATTATGTTCCACTAACGGTTTAATATTATTTTGCCATTCTATCCATTGCTCAGTAGTGAATTGTTCCAATCTTTTGATCTCTTCTATCAACATAGAAAATCTCTTATGTGAATCGGGTTCGTCATCGTAACTCTCGTTTATATACGGGTGAAATGTCTTATATCCCCTGTCTCGCAACGCTTTCAAAGCACCATGCCATCCAAATAATATGAACGGGTGTTTGAATGCGAAGGGTTTATATATCTTTTCACTGAGGAAAAGAGTATCCATATACATGAAGTCAGACTTTGTTGGATGATACTTGTAGAATATCGTTTCTGTGATGACGCTGAAGTAACTTTCTTCGTGATACTTGATATCGTCTAAACGTAAGTCTACAGGATTACCTCGCTGGTTAGTGATGTTCAGCCTAAGCGGTAACTTGTCTTTAATAGTCATGATATCGTCATGATCTTCTTGCGTGGCTGTCCACAAACGTTTAGTAGATAATTCATACCAGTCCGGATATCCACCCTCAAAACTATAAAATGATTTATCTAACCATTTGTTACGTATTGCTTCTGCAAACAATCTTATTCTATGGCTGCGATGTACTTTATTGAAACACACAAATAACTTTTCTTTAGGTCTTACTTCATATTCTAACTCATCTAAATCAATACCCTCATCGATTGATGCATATTTCATTCCTTTAGCATAGTTATGAATAACAAACTCAAAGTGATGTGCTCCTAACACGGTGAATTTAGGAATCCAATTTCTTTCTACACATAGATCGTCATAGAACTTCTGTCCATTAGGCACGCCTACGCAATAAAAAAGATCAGACTGAGGTATGTCTGTCAATAATTCTGCTATCCTCTGCGCTTTATATAACTGAGGATGCATGAAGGTTTCGCTACCGTTAAAGAAAACTATCTTAGTTTTCCCTTGCTTCCTTGCTTCGCGTATCTCACTGATTACTTCTAATGTGTCGCGCCAATGGAAAGCATGATCAGCATGTGTCGATGCATAAAGGATATAGATTTTGTCTTGGAACTGCTTCAGTTCAGGAAAACATGAATAGAAACAATTGTAGGGCCCAGACATGAAATCTTTGTCTGGGCTTACAGTACGATTTAATTCGCTACCTTTTTTTTTCTGGTGTCACCGTAGTGTACGAATTCACAATTGACATCAGACTTAGTGACCTTGCGCCACGGATCTATCAATACAGAATTTGATTGTATCGTACCCAATACACCCTTAACCCAATCTTCCCAATAACCGATCAAATATACATCGGCCCAGTCTGATTGACTATCGTTGTCACCCGTGTTGAAGTCTACATAACGTACTTCACCGCCATGCTTTTCTACATAGTAGCCTACTAACATGCTAGCACTACCATTAGTATAATGCACAGCCGGCTTGTACGCCTTGCCTATGATCGCTACGCGCTTACCATACTCTAGACATTTCTTTGCCATGTTCTCTGCTTGTATCTCTCTAGCAAGCATGATGGCATCGAACAAGTCATAACCTAAGTTTAACTTGTCTGCCATATAACGCAATGCGATGTTGTCTCTAGGGTGACATGCGCCTGCATCACCCAAAGCCGCAGTCATATAACGATTGCTCATGATACGATGTGTGCTGTTGGCTAATGCATTAGTCACAACGTCAACGTTCATATTGCCATTACGTTCTGCTACGTCTTGGATCATATTTACTAATGCGAGTTTGGTTGAGATGAATGTATTATAGAAAATCTTAATTGCTTCTGCTTCGTCCCATGTACCCACTTCATAGCGCGGGGCATTATCCATCATAGGCTTGTAGAAGTCAATGAGTTCTTGTGCATCACCTGTGATAGAACCGTCATCTGTACCGATGATAACCATTTCTGGATTAGTCATATCCCACTTTATAGTTCCCATAGCGATGAGATATGGGTTGTAGATGAAACGTGCATTAGTGATGCAGGGTTCTAACTGTCCGCGCACAACTCCCGGCAATACTGTACTGATCAATATCACTAGTTGATTCTTATTAACAAACTTGTTTACTTCTTTGAGGATGTTAGTGACGATAGTATAGTCAAAGTCTTTCTTGGGTAGGTGACTAGTAGGAGTCTCACCACCGTAAATAGGATCATGCGGGGTTGGTGCCGCGATGAATATGAAATCTCTGTCTTTTACTGCTTCTTCAATAGTAGAAGCCATATTAAAATTAGCAGGGGTTCTTGGTTCTACGTCATACCCTATGACGTTATAGTGTTCTGCCATGACCTCGGCACAATCTTGTCCGAGTTTACCCACTCCAATCATTGCTACTGTCTTACTCATCGTGTCCTCTCGTTATTATACCTATATTTATTGAGTTTATTTGCTATTAAATTAAATGTATGTTATGGTTATATTTAGGATTGCTGTCCGCTATCTTTTTAAACCAATTTTCTATGGATTGTCTATCCTTTAATTTTAACAATTCTTCATTGTATCTTGTGACTCTTTCTTGTGTTTCTGATGACAGCACAAAATCTGACTTCATTAAAAAATCCATGTACATGGCAGGATTAGGGTGGTAGTCTTGAAACGGCGTTTCATAACTTGAATATGAAATGCTAGACCAATGATACAAATGCCCATTGATCCATCCACCTTTTCCGTTGTGAACAAAGTTGTATAATGGTAGACCCATGCTATAGATGACATCTCTGTATAAATCTATCACTTCTTCAAAGGCATTTCCCATGAACAATTTCTTGTCATATTCAGGTTCAACTGATTTAAACATAACAGAATCACAGGGGAAATTCTCTAAACTATTCTTAATCATAGTCATCAACGCTAAGTCCCTTACTACATATCCCTTAACGCAGGAATATTTCTTCACAAACTCTTCTGAATAGAAACCTTGCGTGAATATATTACCGGGAGTTTCCCAACCATGCTCTATATAACGGTCTTCTCTGCTATGCGTAGACCACATCAACAATATCAAATCGTCTTTATTATATCTATATCGCTGATTTGCGGCTATGACTCTTTCTGATATGAAAAGATTACCGGCACCTGACTGTGCGAAATTATAAATTTCTGCGTCTGGCATTTCATATGATAGTATGTTAGCCCACGTGGGCCATTCATATTTCGTGAAACTACAACCAAATATGAAAACTCGTTTGTATTTTTTGTAATCTATCTCTTTATAATTTCTATAATCGATTATCATAGCATCTTTCTCACAAAATGACTATGTAGAATCTCGCATTTAGGATCGAATCCTGTCTTGAAGGGAATCACTTTTTTCTTTAACAGTTCTTGATTATAATCACAGATAGGTTTAACATTTTTGATAAACTCTTTGACTTCTTCATCCGTGAAGTTTGAGATGCGCTCTACCTCTTTTAATATCTTTAACATGCGTGTGCAATTATCGAATTCATCATCATAACTTTCATTGATATATGGATGAAATGTTTTGTACCCCAATGACTTTAATACTTCTAATGATTTCGGTACTGTTAAAAATATAAAAGGATGTCCTACTGCTATAGGTTTGAAAATCTTTTCGCTAAGGAATCTAGACTCATTGGGGTTATCACCTTGATAGAATGTAGTCTCATTGACTACGCTGACTATAGAATTCTCGTATAGATATAGGCTCTTATCCTCAAACACGGCTCTGTTATTAACTAACTCATCTGTGTCTAAGTACATAGGAGGCAGCGGCATATCTTTGTCTATGCTTTGTAATAATGCTGCCATATCAGGATCTTTGTGATGTCCTTTTATCCAAGACCACATGTATTCCCAATTGCGCCCATCATCACTAGGTGCCATGCTAACATAGCCACTGTCTAATAATCCTTTAGCCTTGAGCAATGCGACAAATGTAGGTCTTTGCAATCTCCATCTACGATTGAAGTTCAAATATTTCTTATCGTATCTCTTATCTGTGAGTATCGTTTTCCCGTCTAATTGATAATCACAAGCCTGCCAACTGATTGAGTATTCGAACTCTAATACCCATTCTACGTTCATGTATTCTAGGTCATTTTCGTCAGCATACCTTCGCACTTCTCTTTCTAGATCAGGTGCTTCATTACTGATGTATATTTTTCTAGGCGGTATTCCTGCACCTATAACCAATGCTTGATATAATGGCTCTACTATGTCTAAGAATGCTTCATGTGTATTGCAGATATAAAGATATGTTTGATCATCCGTACGTATCTTTTCAAGTATGTCTGGCGGAACTATCGTCTCTACAGGAAATATCAAGAAAGCATTTCCTTGAAATATCTCACAATAGTAATAATCTTTGTCGTCCCATGTTCTCAGCACCCATATCAATGAATTTTCTCTATGGTCTAACTTATGCGGAGGTGCATTAACAATGTCTGTTCTTTGACTCCATAAAAATTTAAAACCCTCATTCTGATTTAATAACGCCATTATAATTACTCAATGTCAATTTCAACTAGTTTTCCAGGATGATAGTCTTCTATGCAATCGATTATAGCATCTGCTAGTAATCTATTCATTTTAGGAGTCATATGACATTCTCTGGTATCTTTAGAGAGGTCATCAGGCCATCCGTCTTTTTTACTGAGATACATCAAGCATGGACGCACCTCAGCACCATGCTTAAATCTATGATAATAATCAATCTGATTTGGTTTGATCTTATCATATAAAGGATCCCAGTGTGTACTAGTATCGTATTTAGAGAAGCAGGGAAGGTGTATAAATTTGGTATTAGGGTATGATCTAGACATCTCATCCACAAGCATCATCAATGCTGAAAGTTCATGATTCTTCTGATCATGATCAAATAGATACTGATAATATTTGCCTGCTGCCTCTACTGCATCCATATACTCGTCATCTTCATGATTTTTAGTAGAACTAACTACTGAATTACATATATGATATTTTTTGTGATATAACCTGCTTATCTCAGACCACGCAAAGATGACTACATCTATTTTTTCTTTATCAGGGTAATTCAAAAAATCAAAAAACATACTCCAAGGGCCAGTGCCACTGACTCCCCTGAATTCAGGATGGCACTCAAGGGGCGCGGTGCACCAGCGATAATGTTCTCCTATCATTCCTTGATACGCTAGAGATAATTTACTATGCTTCGGCGCCAATCCTAATATAAAACTATCTCCAAAACCCACTATCTTCATTGTCTTACCCTATACCATTATGAAACCAGCCCAGTTCAACATCAACTATCTTGCCAGGCGCATAATCATTTATGCATTCTTTAAGTGCTTTTCCTAACATTATATGCATGTTTTTAGATAGATGACAAGTTCTAGGATCTCTGGCAAGATCACTTGGCCATTCATCTAACATACTTAGATACATGAGCGGCGGTCTTATCTGTACGCCGTTCTTAAACGTATGACCATAATCTAATTCATCTAATTTTTTTTCTCTATAATGATTGTGCCAACCTACATAATACATATCTTCTATGATAGACCAACAATACATATGCACGAATTTTACGTTAGGATAATTTTTAGTCAACTCATCCGTATAGAGCATCAAGGCTCTTAAGTCATAATTATTTTTATTAGTATCGAGCAAACATCGATAATAATCTAAGGCAGCGTCCATAGTATCAATTTTATCTTGATCCCAGTTTCTTCTATCTTGTGATGCTAGACCACTATTGATCACATATTCTTTATGATATAACCTGCTGGGTTCTGACCAAGCAAATAAAACTACGTCCGGATATTCTTCGTCATCAACGGTTTCCATGTACTGTATAAAATTCATAAACATACTCCATGGGCCGGATCCTGGTACACCCATGAAATTAGGTACTGTATTATAATATCTTGCTAGTATTCCCTCATAGCATTCTGTATAATTAGAATGATTACGAAAAAGTTTTTCTTCTTCGTTATGCGGGCTAGGCTGTATAAAACTATCTCCGAAAGCCACTAACTTCATTCGAACACCCAAAATTCCTTCATATATGGTAAGTAGTCAAAGATGTTTCTGTCTCTGTACTTATCCAATGGCTCTACGAAATTCTTCATGCGCTTCCAATGAGCCATTCTGAGTTTTTCATCTACTTTAGCATTGATGACATTCGTTCTGATATTTTCAATAGCAGGTAGATATTTGCTTTCTAAGTCAACAGTCTTCAAATATTCTTGTAATTCGTCAAGCATCACAGCAGTCTTTTCTTTCAATCCTTTTGGTGCATATGCTGGATTAAAATAACTAGGGTTGTTCACACATTGCACATGGGGTAATGCTTTGAGTATTCCAGAACCCTCGTCTGCTACTTGAGTCTCCCACCACTTCACTAATTCATCGAACGTGCATAGATTCAATGAAGTGATAGTGTGGCTAAGACCTATATGGTAATTACCTTTCTCTTTAGCAATCTTCTTTAATTGCTCTAACTGATTAGTTACTTTCTTCCACGTAAAAGGATAGCGTATATATTCATTAACTTTACCTACACCATCTATGCTGATAGTAATATGCTTAGTGCTAAACTGATTCCATATCTCAAGCATTTCATCACTGATACCTGTGAGGTTGGTGACAAATCCTAATGTTATATCTTTGCTTCGACCTTGATCTATCAGTCGTTTTAGCATGAACATCACAGCATCATTGATTGTAGGCTCTCCGCCTGCGAACTGTATCGCTTTTAAGTTAGTCAACTGATCTAGTATCGGTGCAATATTCTCTTCGCTGAACCAATTCAAGTTAGCGTGGTTCCAAGCATATCCCGTGATATCTTGTTGTTCTTTAGCCCATAGTGAACTAGCAGAACTGTTGCACATCAAACATGCTGAGTTGCATTTATTTCCCGTTGTAACATCTAATAGAAATATGTTACTGAAATCTGTAATCTCTGCTGTAGGAGTGCGCCAGGACTTACCTGTGCGTTGTTCTACTTCACTCAATGTGTGATTGAAAATCTGTCTTGTGCTTGCTTGCCCAACATCTTCTCGTATCTTACATAGGTTACAGATAGGATTCCATTTGTTGTCAAGCATGTCTTGACGTAACTTGACCATCTCTTTGTTATTGAACCATGTAGGAAGATAGTTCTTGTAGTCTGCTAATTGATGGTTAGTTTCTTTCCAGAAATAAGTATCTACCGCACAGCATGGGCGGCTACCGCCGTGTGGGCCGAAACTTATAGAATTAAATGCTAGTGAACAATATAAATCTTTTTCAGGCATTTTGCTCCGCCGGTGCTCGTTTAGTTATGATGATGTCAGTACCACAAGTGCATTGCATCTTTTTGCATGTTATTGGTTTAGACATGAGTTCTATCTCTTCGTAAATATTACCCAACACAGGACCTTGACCACAACTTGCAGCAGTGGTATGACCTTTACTATTGATAAACAATGACTCGTCTACGTTACACTCCCAGCCGCTAAAGAAATTCCTGCGCTCTGCTACGATACGATTACCATTCAATGACTGTTCATTTCCTGATTCATAGACTTCTTTACTTGCACACATCCACTTACTACCGTCTGGCTTGTGTATCTTGATCTGTGATTCAAACGTGTGTGTTTTGAAAAACTCATACATCCATTCTTCACTGTACTTCCACGGCCCTACATCAACACTAATATCGTCAAATAACGGTACCCATTCTACATTATAATTCTGTAGTGTAGCCTTTACTTTCTCACCGAAATCAACAACCTCTTGGAAGCGATCTTCTTGCATCATCATGCGGCTACAAAGATAGTTTACTTTATTTTGTAAAAATACAAGGTTCTCAAGATAGCGTTCGCGATTCGCGAAATCAATATGAAAACTAGCCACGACATCATGAAACAAATGATAGTGTGTCTTCCACCATTCAGTACTACGGCTTAAATTAGTATTGATACCAATATGAGGATCATCGATGCGAATCTTAAGCCAATTGATCAATGGTATCAGATGCGGCCATACTGTTGGTTCTCCGCCGCTGAAGTAAAATTTATATCCCTTAGTACCCTTTGACTCAAAGTGACGTATGATCTTATCTAGATTCTCTTTGATCTTTTCAAAGTCTTCTGGCTTGTCTCGTTTGGGATTCATGCCGGCCCAGTTGCCAGGATTGCAATACTTGCACTTATAATTACAGAAATCATTCACCTGCCATGTGATGTTCACATAGGGATGAAACATGGGTTCAATTGCTATTAGTTTATCCATTTTTTGAAGCCCTAAAAGAGTCTAGGAATTTTCTATATGAGATATACTGTCTTGCCATGTGTTCGTCATAAGGTACATTGCTGATGCTATCGCATAATGCATCAATCGTAGCAGAACCTATAGTAAAGAAATTACTTCCGCTTTCATACTTCAATGCTTCTGAACGTATCTTAGGTATGGCGGTGATTCTTTCATGCGCAGGTATCACGCTTAATCCAAGATAAGGAGGATGAGTCAATGTGATAGGCCACCAATCTATGCGCTTGCAATTCACAAATGCTACGTCTCCTAGCAATGCCCATATCTCTGTGATATATTGATAGTTCAATGCTTGCAATACAGTATATGTCACTACTCTCCAATTAGGGCGTGTGCTTGCCATCTGTACGACCTTGTAAACGTTTTCTTTTACGTTTTCCCATTCAGTTCCATATCTGATATATTCTGCTACAGGGCCTACGCCATCGATACTCATCTGAATTTCTACGTTCTCAAACTTGCTCAACGCTTCATAGAACTTGGGGTTCCATGTAGTCATGTTGCTAGTGAATTCGATACGACAATCTGTGTTTCCTGCTTCGATCAACTCTTCCAACATTCGATAGTTGGCTTTGATCAATGTAGGCTCACCACCAGTGGTGTATAGGCGACGTAGTTTAGGAGCCATCTTTTTGAAGTTGTTATAAAATGTTTCTGTTTCATACCATTCTTTAACGTCGGCTTGATCTACGTTGTCTGTTTCTTCTTGCCAACGATTATGTAGCCAGCCTAGATTATTCTTCAATAATAATCCTGAACTTAACATCTCTTTGCGTTCTTCTTGAATCAATGAACTGCTCATGCCCCAACATGTGACGCATTTCAAATTACATTGATTACCCAATCTTAATTCTAGACTTAAAGGAAGTATATCTGTGCTTGACATCAACTCCTCATTTGATACATTGATCAGATAGTCGCTTAATTCGCTATCTTTTTTCTTTCTCTCAGTCCATAGTAGATTCTGACCCTTTCTAGGGCTGTGACCGGATACTTTTTCAATGTTATAGCAGTCACCGCACTCCATAGCGCCGTTGTTCTGTCTATGCAAATTTCTGACATTTTGCATGTAGAAACTATTCCAAATCTCTTCGATATCATCATATCCTAGATTGAAGGGTCTGCCGCCATCTCTATGCACAAAGTGATCCATAGCGATAGAACAGCATAACTTGACGTTGCCATTGGGATTCGTGTTAAGATTCAACCACGGTAATATGCAGAACCTACGTAGGTTCTGAGTAAGCCAGTCGATTCTAAACTCACTGCTTACGTCTTCTGGTACTTTTGGTACTGCGTAGATGACATGATTTATGTCCATAATGGCTTCAACTCCGGAAAAATATCTAGTAAAGATTCATCTCTTAAGATGTCTATCTTAGTTATCACATTTTTAAATTCAGGTATTAAATCTATGTGATTCGCGCTATCCATATAGTCAACTATACCCTTTACTGCGTGTATAGTCTGTGGTTGCGCACTATTATCTTCTAACCATTTTATGTAACGGTCATATAATTCATGCACTTCTCGTTTTTGTTCAGGTGTAAGCATAGTGATGCTAAAGTATCTTGGATGTGTTAATATATTGACACGAATATTGTCGATATTCAACAATTCTTGTTCCACCCATGTTCTATGAAAATCAAACAAACTATGTACGCTGAACACGCTAACAGTCGGAGTGATCTCAAAATATACGTCAGGGCAACTCTCGATCATCTGTCTGCGGTTCTTAACGATGCGATCCCAATCTGTACCACTGCGAGAATACTCTGCTCTGTCACCATACGTATCTAAACTTGCTGCCACCCTCACATCCTTGAACATCTTCCAATAATCTAATATAGATTTGTCTTTCAACTTTAATGCGCTAAAGTTAGTGGTGTAGCGTAATCTTACATCTGTTCTACCCTTCTCTAGCCAATAGTCAAGTACTTGGTAGTGCTGTGGTGTTATCAGTGCTTCACCGCCCGCAAAGTAAACTTCTTCTACATAGTTCAAATGCGGCAATAAGTCATCCATGAAGAATGGGTTGTTCTTCAAGTCAATAAACTTTGACTTAGGGTAGTCTGGATGCATCTTTACTTGATCTTCATACCAACTACTGCTTAGTTCTGGTCCGCACGTCCTGCATTTCATATTACACAAATTGCTGAAACGTATATCCATGTAATACATCTTGTAATCATCGATGGACCCGTCTTCGTTTGTCTTATCAAACAGATCCATATGCTTCTCGAAACTAACTAAACTGTTCTTACGTAATGTCCAACTATCTGCGCTCGTCTCTAGTTCATAACAGCGTGTACATGCTTTGGGCTTTTCACCGTTCAACATCTGTCTACGCAACTCGTTGAACTTATCATTATTGATTAGTTTATTGATGTTCTCTTTGTATACGTTGCCGAACACTTCATTGCTATCGCTCATGCAACAGGGAAAAGTGTTGCCGTTAGGCCATATATGCATGTGTATCCACGGCATCAAGCATACAACATCTTTATCTATAGGTTTTCTCATTCCATCAACTCTGCTAATTCTGGAAATACGTCAGCGAACTTTTCTTCACGTATATTGTCTAATCTATTCGTCTCTTCTTGAAATTCTTTTTTATGCTGATCCCAGGTGTTTTCTGCTAATACCCATTTTTTAGCATCGACTAATGTTTGCATATGCTCTCTTTTAAAACCCATATCATTCATTCTTCTTATCACGCTTTCAAGGCCTTCTATGCCTTGTAATTTCAAATGCACGGGTAAGGCTAATGCGGCAATATGTACCGGGCTGATCATGTTATATATGTAGTTCACGCTATCTGTGGGTTCATACAATTTGTTATCCAACAAGTAATGATAAAACTCACCGAACGTAGTGAAATTAAAAATACTCAATACACTATTGATCTGCATAGTTATATAGGGTACGCTTTTAACTCTTCTAAAATTTTGTTCTATCTGTTCCCATACAGTACCTGATCGTATGTATTCTGCTCTTTTTCCAAAATCATCTATGCTTGCATAGACTTCTATCTTTTTATCAAAGTGTCTCCATAAATCAAGTAGGTCTTTATCTTTGTATTTTAGATTACTGAGGTTAGTATTGTATCTAAGTCTGATGTCTGTCCTACCCAACTTGATCATCTCTTCAAGCATTATATAATGCTCTTCTGTGATCAATGGCTCTCCGCCAGCAAAATAAGCCATGTCGATATGCTGTACGTGTGTCAATATATCATCAACATATTTGCTACGATTCTCTTTTTGTATAGTGATCAGGGATCTTCCTTGTTTAGCATCTTCATTCTCCCATTGACTGCTATAATGACTGTTACATGTACGACATTTCATGTTACATATATTATTCAATCGTAGATCAAAATAGCGCATCTTGAACTGACCCAATTCACCTGTGATGTCAGTGGCAGACAATACCTCATCTGTGTATTTTCCAAACATCTCGTTGATGTTCTGTCTAAAACTATAAATGCCTTGCTCTTCATGTCTATGACATGCGCTACATATAGGGTTCTTGGTACCCTCTAGCATGTCTCTTCTTAAATCATTCATGGCTTCGCTATTGACTAGTTCCATCAATGACATCTGATTAGCATTACCTACTGGATGAATCTGATTACCTATACAACAAGGTGTCGCTACACCCGTAGGGGTGACATGCATACTGATCCACGGCAGCATACAAAAACTTTTGTTTGTAGTTAATAGTTCTTGTTTTTGTTCAGTAGTTAGATTCATGGTAATGGATTGAGCCTATTTGTTTCTTGACACAATCTGTAGAAATTCATCATTTCAGGAAATACATCAAGCATATTTGTGTCTCTACGTTCGTCTAGTTCATTGAACCAGTTATAAAAATCTCTGCGACCTTCAATCAATTTTTCTTCGCTATAGTAAGTCTCACGCATGTAATCTACTACACGTTTGAACTTTTCATATTCGATTGAACTAAATTTCTTGCTGGACTTGTCGTCTACGTTTTCTTCCATGAACTTTAAAGATTCCTCCATGTACGGCATGAACTCATCTTTAGGGAGTATGTTCATATCGTACTGGAGGGGTTCGCGTAGATAAGGAGTATCAAATCTAACACGATGTTGGGGATTGACTGGATCATCATACCAGTCATACATACCGCGCCATTCTAACAACTTTTCAAGCAATGATTTAAATGTAGTCACGCTAAAAATGTTGAATGTGATCATGAAAGTAACAGGGCTATTGGTCAATGTGAGATAGGTGTGTAGGTTTTTCTCCCACAATCCTATGTCCATTCCCGTTCTGATATATTCGGCTCTATTGCCCCATGTATCAATGCTTGAGAATAACTTGAAACTGCGTATCTTATTTTCATCGCATAATTTCCTTACAGAACTTGCTAGTTTCTCAACTAAAGCAGTCTTAGTTCCAAGGTTGCTATTAACATTTAACTCAAGCCATGGTGCTGGATCTTTGTCCAGTTCTTCAATGACTCGGTATGTACTACGGTGCATTGTTGGTTCGCCGCCCGTGATACGCATGATCGTTAATGTCTTACGTAGTTCGGGCCACCATTTCCAGAACGCATCAACATAGGGATTTTCTTCTTCACGCTGATATAACTTCATCCAATCGATATCACAACGGTGATTCTTTACTGAAGTCACAGGGCCATTTTGCTTGATCTCGTTATAGAAACTTGTGCTGTACTTAGGATGACAGTAACCGCACTTGAAATTACAGTCATTACCGAAATTGATTTCTAGATATTCTGGATTGATGTTTTGCTCATGGCTACCTTTAGCACATTGTTCAAAACGTTCTTCAGTGTGTATACTGGCATTTCTGATATGTCTATCACTCACATAATCAGGACCCATGTCTTCTACGTTCCAGCAATATTGACAGCCTTCAGGTCTTTTACCCTCAAGCATCATCTTACGCTCTAGTTTTTTCTCTTTTGTGTTATGTAGTGCGCTAGGATTGTCTACAAGTTCTTCTAATGGAATCTTGTGAGGTCTAGGGTGATAGCAACTATGTGTCTCGCCTGATTGTAGGTACATTGTGACATGATGCCACTTTGCTAAACAGAATGTAGGAGTCGCTTCATTTTCTACTACGATCTTTATCTGTTTTATTCTGTCTATTTCGTAACTCATTACCAGCCTTCTATCTTCCTGATGACATCCATCTCTTTCACAAGAGGACCTATATTATGCTTGTCAGCATTATAGTGTCTTTTGAAAAATTTACTTTGTTCGGCATCAAGACGACAGATAGGTAAGTCGAGTTTGTCCTTCAATATATTTCCGATTCGATCACCCTCAATGAGGGGTCTCATGTGTCTGAAGATTCCATCCCACATTCTGTGTAATGTATCAAACCACATGACTTGTTTATGATCCCAATCAGTGAGCAAAGTCATATGTGTCCCCAACCTTGCTCCGTAAATAGCCCAATCACCATTCTCAACATCCATGCCTACATTATGCCATATCGTGAGATTATTTAGATTTCTCGTAGCCACACGGTTTTTGAAGTCATCTACAGTAGGTCTAGCACCGCGGTCAAGTACCATCTTGACCCCTTCACGAAAGCCTGCACGCCATGCTTGAAACGGAGTTTGATTAGGGTAAGTAGTGCTATAGCAATCATTCATAGCCCAATATAGACTATCTGCGCTATCCATGCAAAAATCAACTTGTGTCGCTGTGCTACCATCTGTATGTTCATGCGTCTTCATGTTAAAGACATAATCTTTTGTCCATGAACTCATGCCGCCATTTCCATAACGCAAGCCATTTATATTATTAATAGCCTTCCAACGAAACTGTGCTTTTTTATATGACTCATCTAGCCCACGAAAATCTAATTGAAGATTGAAGAAATCTTCATTAGGCATATTATCCCCATCGATGAGTATGAATCTTTCTGTATCGCTTGCTTCAGCGGCCGCTTTATGTGCGGCATCACTTCCCTTAACGCCGTCAACTCGTTTAGCGTAGGGAACCATGTTCTTAATTTTTATCCAAAATTCTTCTTTTTGTGGCTCATCATAACTTAGATATATGCAATCTAAGTCAGCGACATCTATAAGATCATCGTAACTCATATGTTAGCAATTTCCATGTTTGAACATCTGTACTATCTTCATCTGCAATGATGCTTATATCCTCTATCAAACATTTTACACCATCAGATTCAGTTAGTTTTAATTTGCTGATGATAGATGACGGATTTACTGTTGATAATTTGCCATCTATTACTCTTACATCCTGCCTTGCGCAGGCAAAGGTAATGCTATCGATGACGATGAACTTTCCTTCAGGCTTTTCGCAAGTATAGAATAATACTTTACCGGTTTCTTCATCATAGTAAAGACGAAACTCAGGTGCTTCTATTTTTGGAGCCTCAAAAACTAATACGTAATCTTGTGTTTCACTCATAGCAATTCTCTAGTTTATCAGCAAAAGTTTTCACATGATAGTGAAAAGGATATATCTGAGGCACTGTATTGATGCGTAAAACTTCTGGTAACGCTTCGTATATCAATATCTGAGTCCAGTCTTCGCTTGGCAATCCGTTAACCCATTGCTTCATGTGTACCATGGACAAATCTTTGTATCCAGGTAACGTTACTTTTTCTGGGCCCATGATGTGTGCGGCATAAGCATAAACCCAGTCTGTAGTAGCCGGCTCATTTGAGTTACACTTCAATGTTCCCCTTATTGCAGGCCAATTCTCAAAGATGAATCGAACTAACTTAAAAAAATGTTCAGCGGTTTCGCTTTTCTTAAAATAAGTTATAGCATTATAAACATCAGGAAGTTTATTCTCATCGATGAATCTACGATAGAATCTTTCCTTGCTTATGTCTTGACGAAAATTTCTGATAGTTGAACACAATACTACATCTCTATGCATCAAAGTATCCCACCAGTAATCTACAGATTTCGGCAAGAACATGTCTGCTTCTAACTTGATAGTGTATTCGTACGGGCTTGCTTCATATACTTGCCAGTCATTGACTAGTTTCCAATTACCTATAGGATCCAAATCACCATATGGTAATGCTATTACTTGATCAAAATTCTTTGCGTCATCCACATCATCACTTATCAATGAAATATTAGCATTGGGCATATGTTTTTTTATGCTTCCCGCTAATACTTCTGCGCACTTGACATAATTCACGAATTCAGTATTCTGTGCTAATATTACAAATCCTTTATCCATGATTGATCAACTCCACAAAATTATCTTTATTCATGACATGAAAATCCATATCTTTTACAGTGATGTATTCTTTTCTTATTTTACCTCTTTGCCAATTATCAAAAAGTATAGTATACTCAGTATTGAATTCGTCATCACTGTTTGCATACACAGTGGTATTTTTGCCTATGTGAAATAGATTCCAGGGAATTATGTCTTGTTTAGGTAATGTGTGTCCGTTAACTAATCGCAGTGCTAACGTAAGTCCATAATCATTTCTAAAAGTGTTAGCAATGAAATGATGAATATTAGAATAATGCGCAAAATTCTTTTGAACCATCTCTAATGACTCAAATATTTGTTTGACTCTTTGTGTCTTTTTGAATACTATTGCGGTAGCCCACAATGTATTAAAACTATACCCGCTTAATACTTCTTGAGGAGCCTTGGGATACATAGCAAAACTAGTTGTATCGTGGCAGAAAAAATCATCATATAACTCAAAGCACGTTAATAATTTATTACTATTGACCATATAATCAACATCAAGCAATAATGTCTCATCATAGGGACTTAACTCATATGCTTGATATCTACCTTTATTGATCCATATTCCCCAATCTCTACGATTAGTACGATCAGGTTCGATGATTACCGTTTTATCAAATTCGTAATCTGTCTTGCTTGCCAATGATGATTCATCAGTAACAATCGTTACTGGCATGTCTAAAAAATGATTAATACGTTTAGCAGTATGTTCTGCCATAGCGTAATAATCATATTTAGGACTATTGAATGCGAAAAGTATCGCACCACGTGTCATCGTTTACCCTCTAATTCCTTTAACTCAGCGACCCATGCTGACATAGTTTCGTTATAGATAGCAGTCAACTTTCTTAATAATTCTTTTCTATCTACTTCTACTGGATTTTCGAAGGTGTCCATAATGACAACTCTTTCCGAATCGAATGCATTTAATACGCTGATAGTTTCTTTATCAGCCTTCCATAATCCACCTTGATCGGCAAAGGTTAATTTTGAATTGTATTTCTCTTTTAGATAATGCTTTGCTGAATTGTGACTGAAACGGGCTTTGGCGTCAGCCAAAAGTGTATTGATATCCATGCTTAATATACTCCTCGCGAGTATTTAGATGGATATTATAGGGTACTTAAAAAATTATGAGCCGGCTACTGAACTAGCAAGTGAAATTGTACCCCAAGTATTGGATAGATTTGTCGTTTCAGGTGCTTGTGCAGTCAACGTGACCGCAGTACCTAAAGCCGCAGTGTATCCATCAGGGACTTCATCCCATACTGTGTACAACGTAACAACTGGTGATGTGTATGCTCCGATCACTCTTATATATGAAGAGAGATAAGCCGCAGGACCAGTAGATGCTACTTTATTAAAGAGTTGAGTATTAGCACCAGTCAATGCATAGAAGCCAGAATTTGTAGCAATAGTCTGTGCGCCACTTCCACCTGCGTTACCGCCTACTTGAGTAACACCGTTATATGTCACGCTGGCTACTGTGATAGAACCACTGACAGGTGAACTTAATACTATTGTACCTACATTACTTGCTAGATTATTGAATAGCAAGTCAATTCCAGTTGAACCTGGATGTGAGCAAGTGATTTTTAATGAACCACCCGCATTAAAGAAATAACGTGCGGCATCTGCGTTAGCAAATGTTGCAGTATGTGTGAATGTCAATCCTGTTGACCATGTTGTTGCGCGAGTTGCTGTGCTAGCAGTAGTGCTGCCTACTGTCTGGGCATTTAGTCTTGCGTTATAAACTGTTGTTAAGTTAGTAGGAATAGCAGAAACGTATTGTATCAAACCGCCGGCTACTGGTGCGCTTACGCTAGTGATCGATGTGCCTTGGTGAGTCGCTATATTGGACGTCTTATTAACTAGGTTAGCCCATTTTGCGGCACTTACTATGTCACCAATGGCAACGTTTGCTTCAGCAGTCTGACCATAACCTGCGTTACCGGTGCCTCCTGCCCAAGTAACATTTAATGTGCTTGCTGTGGTTGATGTCGGACCACCTGTAAGGTTATTATAATCCGATGCTTCAATCAAGTTATATTGTGCGTATGACATGTTTTAAAATTCCTACCAATTTATAATCTTATTTATCTTATGATGACGATGGCTTCGACCGTGCCCTCGTCTTCAGTAACCTTGTCCTGCAAACTACGACCTATAGTATTGAAAGCATTGGCCTCACCGTCAATAGCAGCCCTAGCAAAACCCTGGCCTGCACTGACTAATCGTTGTCCTTTGACCACTTTTCCTGTGACTTTAACTTTTACCCTTCCTGACACAGCAACCGGAGGATGTGTTTCATCGCTTCCTGCACCGCTGTTCATCAAGTATGCTGCCGTATCAGAAATCACTCCGAATACGTCTTCTGATAGTTCATATCGAACTGCTCTAATCTCTTTCTTACCGCCCAGTTCTACTACTGTGCCCGGCTCTAAAGCAGTCTCAGATTCGAAACGTTCTGCCAAGTCAGCATATGTCGCTTGCAATCTTGATGCTCCGACTAGTTGCCATATACCTGTGATAGAACCGTTAATTCCTACACCACCTGTAGTGATGCTAGTTGTGCGTAATGCAGTTATGTTACCTGTAGCAATATTAGCATTGCCTGATACAGAGATATTGATAGTGTCTATAGAAGCGGCAGTAAGATTGTTAGTGAATGTAGCGTTATTGGCTGCTAGATTACCTGTTACTGTGACGCTACCAAAAGTTGTTGTTCCGGTGCTACTTGTTGATGCTAATATCAACCACTCACTCGCTACTGCTTCGCCGTCAGACGGGCATACACGCAATGTGTTATCATTGGTATTGAACCATAACTGACCGCGTAATGGATTAGCGGGTGGGGTGCTGTCTGCAAAATTCTCTAATACATGGACGAAATTAGTGTCTAAAGACTGTCCATATCCAGCGTAGTTTCTACCAGGTAGACCTAGTGATGTAGAATCCGTATTGATAGTGCCATCGGCGATGGTCGTCAATACAGTTCCGTCGCTTTTAACAATCGTATATGCCATAGTAAAATAACTCCGCTATCTTATTTATCTCTTATATAGTGATCTGGTTTGTGAGACTTTGTATTCTCACAGTATAATCTATCTGAATTTGACGGTTTAGTGATTTTTGAACCGGGTGAAAGATAACATGGGTCAAAAGTCTAGTTATGACTTCACCGTTGTTATCAGTGCCGTAATTCGCTAATAGTCCTAATTCGTCAAATATAAAACTAGAATCCGTTTGTGTGCTATTATCAAAAGCACCTTGTCCTGCAGGCTCACCGTAATCCAACAAGCATTGAACTAAAATATCAGTATATAATCTACCTGAAGTATGATTCACTGTCATCTTATTTCTTGTGGGATCTAAGTTGAAAACACTGGTATCGTCAACAATCTTTGCGTAGGTTTCGTTATAAAGAGCAGCATTTTGCCCCGTTGTATTCGGGGGAAGGTATGTGATAATACCTGTTTCATCTACGCTAGCACCTCCGTTACCGAAGGCCATCTGATAAATCTCACCGTAACCACGATTGCTTAATGTGTCAGCAAGTGCTTCACTCATATTCTCGTAGTTGATGGCGTTCTTTTTATCTACGAAAACTTCCATTGAATTTGGATCGTAGATTTTCAAGAAACCCTCAATTTTGTAACTTAATGTGATCATTTAATCGTCAGCCCTCTTCTGCACAAAAATCTCTTTCGTGTTAGGGTCAAAAATCTTAACATGTGACGACAGATAAACCCCGCTATTTTCGTTGGGTTTTTTGGAATTTACTTCCTCTTTTTTCTCGTCTGGTTTCAAATTTTGTCCTATAGATTTATTTATCATTTACGTTATATCCGTTCTTAAGAATCTTGCTTGTGAACTATCTGCTATCTGTAACGGATCGCCCTCAGTCGCATTATAAATTCCGGGAATTTTATTCCAAGTTATATCATAATTTATCTGAGTCATACGGTTCTGTTCTAAAAGACCATATACTGTGCTATATACAGGACTATAGACATTGACCATAGAACCGGCTGCGCCCCTTTGAACTTCGATCAAGTTTGCTGCCTGATCCACGCTAAGGATAGTCATGTATTCGCCGTTGATATATATCATCTTACCTTCTAATGTAGTGATAGTCAATATATCACCAGTCTGTATCCAAGTACCGGGCTGTATTTCTACCACTGCCCCTACTCCGGAAACATTGATGCTCAAATAATCTTGATCGATATATCCCAATCTTGCAGGATTATTATTATACACTCTGACTTCTGCGATATCAATTCTATTTGCTAACAATACGATATTGTAAGTACCTGAAGATACTGTAGGTGTAGTATTAGTTTGAGTAACAACATTAGTTACTCTGCTTACATCTCCCACTTTAATCGTAGTAGTGAACTCTCCTACTGATTCTTCTAACCAAGTAGTAGTATCAGAGTTTGCTCTGTATACTTGACCTTCACCGTTAGCATTTACCATCTGTAGATAAGTGTTAGTATCAGGAGTTGCTGAAGGCATCATGCTTGTGATTATTACTGCATCGCCTGGTAATACTTGTGATATGATGCTAACTTCATTAGCGTCATTCAATCTTAGATTACTTGATGCGAGGCGGCGACCGTTTACTGTTACCCACAATCTGTCTACATTATCTTGTTCCCACTGAGTCACTACGATATCAAGTCCAGACATATTTGACAATGAAAGTTCGCTACCATTTCTAGTAGTTGATATGCTGAATTTATTTGTAAATTCGTTTACTTCCTTGATATAGTATTTTTGACCATATATGAGTTGCGGCAATGTTAGATTGTCGCCGGGTTGTTTACCTTCTTCTGTGAAGTACACTGGAGTACCGGATACTAGACCTCTTACGCTAGCAACAACTAGTTCGTTACTGACGGCTTGAGTTGTTCTCTTGTTTTCTAATATCCAACTATATGCCTTCCATATAAAACCGCCGCCTAGATATGCATCTACTATGTTTACAGGACCGCTTGCGCTCAATGGTATGCCTTCTATGTAGTCAAAGATTTTAACTGTATAGTTGTCAACTTTTTCTACAATGAATACAGGGTGATCATTCAACTGCTGTGCACCATTACATCCATCTATCCTAACGATATCATTAGTTTGTAAGTTATGCGGTATGGTTGTAGTGATACGTACAGTTGGTTCTGCTAACGTGATATTATTATTCACTAGACTGATAGGTGTGACTTGCTTATCTGAAGTATCATATTGAGTAGTGAACAGATATTGTCTTTCTGTGTCATTGTAAGTAGTCACTCCGATGTATGAGTTTACGCTAGGTGTCAGAGTAGCAAATGAGATATTGTGATTACCAATGTCGAACGAATACTCATCTGGATCAATTCTTAATCCATCTATCTCAACGATAGCATTTTCTACGTTGTCACCACCCAAATAGTTGTCGTTTAATTCATAAGGACCAGTAACACCCTGACCTTTGACTATTTGTGTCTGCGGTATAGTGAAACCATACTGTATCGGCTCTGAAGGACCAAAGAATGAGTATGATAGATAATCTGTCACTTTACTATAATTCTTAGCAAATATCACTTTAGCATTGATCTGGTTGTTTGCGATACCTACTGCAAAATCATTAGTCACGAATATTGCAGAACCGCTAGCGGTAGTTAGATATATAGGATCTCCCGCTGCATCTTTGATAGTGAATTGTGTAGCATTGATTATCCCACGAACATAATATGTTGTGTTAGGTGTTATGCCACCAAATATAGTATCGCTAAACACGATAGGCTGATCTACTAGTAAACCTTGTGTAGAGTAAGTTGTGATATAATGTGTCGATGCTTGAGTTGACAATACATAATTTGTCAAACCTGAGTTGAGCAATACACCATTATGGAATACTGCTGGTTTAGCATATAGTTCACCTGAAGTATTTGGTAACACGATGCCGCCGCTACTATATCCAACGTTGTTATAGTTGCAGTCTAATGCGATCTCGCTGAATCCAGTAGTTAAGTTAAGTTCGATAGGATCATCATATGTGCTTGACTTGACCAACTGATCGCCATTACCTACTTCGTATACATCGATACGTAATGTATCACCTGTTGCGAAAACATAATTTCCTAATGAGACTGTCTTATTGACCCAGTCTACAGTATATGTCAAGTTAGGTGAGTTCAAGCCAGAATACAATGTTCTGCTAGTACCGTTGTTAACTAAGAACACATTGATGTATGCGGGGTCTTGAACGATACCGTTAAAACTATATTTGTTTGTAACAGTGTCTATAGTATACTCAGTAGATACAACATTGTAACCCACGTGCGCATACTCAGTTGCTGGCCAAGTTGTTCCTGCTCTTGTATTAACAATCATAGTTAATTGATCAGATACGATGCCGGGCACCATTTCTTCTGGACCGTAGCCGCT